GAATCCACCAACTCCGTTACCATCTCCACCGTTACCACCTGTGCCGTCTCCGGTTCCCTTGCCGCTGCTGTATCCGCCACCACCACCAGAACCGTTTGTTGCGTTACCGTTTAGACCACCATTTGAATCTGCTCCACCGCCGCCACCCCAGCCCGCTGTAATGGTAGAAAAGACAGAATTATTGCCATTGTTTCCACGAGTAGCAGAGTTAGCAGTTACACCCGCACCACCTGCACCAATAGTGCAAGTATAGTTTTGTCCAGCATTTAAATCTAAAGCTGTGCCACCAAAATTAGTGACAAGACCACCTGCACCACCACCGCCTGCGTAGCCACCACCTGCACCACCACCGCCAACTACCAAATAAAATGTAGCTGGGGGTGGATTAAAGTTAGCAAAACCAGCAGTAATTGCACCAATCATTATGCAACGCCACCGATAACTGTCCAAGCATTTGCAGCAGTCTTAATTGCCACCCCTGCTTTATACTGTCCAACGGTAGGCGCAGCAGATGATGCACCGGCACTCGTAATTGTTGTTGTGCCAGAAGTAACTGCATTGATAGTCAATAATCCTGCCCCTGTGTTCAGGATAGTGACTGCTGTTCCTACTGGAAAATTGTAGGTTGCATCCGTTGGAATGCTTACTGTCTTTGTTGATGCATTAGTCGTAAGTACTAATACCTGATACTGATCAGTAGCAGCTAATGTGTATGATAGGACATCTCCTGTTGCTGCTGGAAATCCTGTTGCCATTTATTGCTCCTTTACCATGCTAGACGAGATACGCCTAGGATACCGTATTCTGCGTTACCAATGATGAATCCGTCAGTTATTGGCTCCATCGTGGTGAATGTTGTGAACCACTTATTCGGCTGAATGTCATGAGCCACCCCTTGAACCTGTATGGTCTTTGTGATGGTATCGCCATTAGGCTGAATATTAGATATGGTGACATTGCTAAAGTAGTCAAGGCTAAGAGCTGCTAAGACTCCAGCGGAATAGTTTGGAGTGCTGAGATCTAAGGTCATTGAGTCGATGCGAATCGTGGTGTCTTTACGACTGTTCACATAGGCTGTGGCCAGATTCATGGCTTCGGCATCGGTAGCAATAGGCAGATTTTGTGCGCTAGTGCTGTGCAAGAAATAAGTGTCCACGCTTGCAGCATCGGTATAAGACTGGACATTGCTGCTGCCGTATCGCTGGATATTAGCCTGATTGATGATGAGCTTGTCGTCGAAAGCAAACTTGATGTTGGCGTAAGGAATGCCGCCTGTTTGATTAAAGACCGTAGGGGTATCATCAATGCTTTCGATAGTGCTAGAGCGACTTTTGAAGATTGCGTTGCCGTCTGGACTCATGTAAAACGCGCCTAGCTCGCTAAACTCAGCTGCGCGGATGGCAGATAGAGCCACGCGAGACTGTCCAGAATCTGCTGAACAGATGGTGTCACCGGTATCGATGTCACGCATTGAGTTAGGCCATGAAAGCTCTGAAAGAATGCGATTGATACGAGTGCCTGTGTCTTGCCCTGCTCCGGCATCAGTTACTGTTGAGACGGCTGCAAGGTTGAATATTTTGAAAGCATCGTAAGAGACGATGGTTACATAACCGATTTCCTGACCAGTTGGGTAGGTGTATCGGTACTCAGATGTGTAACCTGAAAATAGATAATATATGTTGCCTAAGTAGGTAGCAGTAATTTGGATCTTGCGTAAAGGCTTCAAATAGCCATAGATCGGAGAGCTAGTGTTCTGTGGATTAAAGTCACCATTAGGATCTAAAATCTTTACCGATGCCTGACCTGCATTGTAAGTATCAGTCATTAGATCACGACCGCGCTTGATGCCTACCTGTGTGGTCTGTGCTGAATAATCAATGATTAAGGATGATGCATTGCTTCCTGCTAACTCGGAAACACCAAGAATACCTTTGACAGGATCGCCAATAGTAAAAGGGTAGCCGTAAGTAGGGCCATCACTAAAGTTGATGGTTACTCCGATGGTTGCAGGTAATGCCATTAAATAGCGACCTGTCGCTCTGGAACGCCAGTAATTAACTGATTGCCTGTTAGTCCTGAGTTATTGACGGCATCTACAATAGCCTGCTGCAATTCCTGCTGAGAAATGACTGTGCCTTGAACGGTTACATCCACGACAGTCGTTGTACCACCGCTAGGGCCGCCACCCGGAACGACCGGCGGTAAGCTGCCGATTGTACCTGTGATGCCCATAGAGGCTGCTGCTTGTGCTGCATAACGAGCACCAGACAAAGCCTGAGCAAATGATGCCCCACCTAGTAAGCCCATCGCCAATGAGTTTTGTGCAATAGTGCTAGTTAATGCAATGGATTGACCATTGATTTCGATTAAAGCTCGTTGGACTCCATCTAGTCCGATTTCCCATGAAATGAAAGGATTGCCTGCATCCATTGCATAAGTTTCTTCCAAGATAGTTTTTAGGTCTTCTACCTTGCCTTGAACCTGATTCAACATCTTTGTGTACTTCTCAATGTCCTCGATGTTTTCTTCTTGAATAGCTTTGAGCAACATCAAGCGGATTCTTTCTTCCTCGCTGATCTTGCCCTTTAAAGCTGCTTCAATTTGGATTTTCTGAATGTCAAAGATTGCCTTAGCTTTGGCAAGTTTAAGTTGATCCTTAGAAATTTTAAGAGTTTCTTTAGCAACTCTGGCTTGTTCACGAGTCACCTGAGTAGATGTTTGAGATTGACCCGAGATTGTCATTGGAGTAGTAAAAGGCCTAGGTGCTGTTCTTGAAGCTGCGCCTAAGCGAGTAATTGCTCCCAATGGGCCAGCAGACAATGAACGCTGAAATGGTGTAAGCAGTAAACCAAGTAAAGACTTTGTTTCTCCGCTAATCTTAAATGTGCCAATTTGTGATAAACCTCGTAAGAAATCAGCTGCGCCAAGTGCGGCTCTTTCCATATCATTCGCTAAGTCATCAACAGCAGTATTGCCACCAAGAGTCTTTAGAGAATCAATGATTCCAGTACCAATAATCTCTTGAACATTAGCAGAAGCAACTGCAAGTTTGTCCATTGAACCTTGGAAGGTATTGGCTGCTGCTGTTGCTGAACCCTTAAAGGTAGATGTTAAATCTGTGGTTATATCGTAGAAAGATTTAGTCTTTAGATCTGCCTTGGATATACCTACACCCAAGCGAGAAAGTGCTGTGTTGTTTCCTAAATATGCACGACTTAAAGCCGCTGTCACTTTGCCTAAATCGTTGCCGGTGGCCGCACTTATATCTAGAGCAAGATTGAGAAGTCTTTGTGTTTCTGCTGTATCGCGTGTGGCTACTGCTAAACCTTGGTATGCAGGGCGCAACTTATCGTCAATGATTCCAAATTCACTTTGGAGTCTTTGGATAAATCCTTCTGCACTAGCGGCATCACGCTCTAAGCCAACATTCTTTAGAGCTAGTGCTAGTTGTTGCTGTGCCTTTTGATCCTCGGCTGCGGCCTTGACTGCTGCCTTTCCATAAGCCAGAACTGCGGTAGTGCTAAAGGCTAGACCAAAAGCACCCGCTAGTTTCTTTACATTCTTGGTTAACTTGTCTGTGGCGGTATCAGCTTGCTTAAAGGCTTTATTGCCTACGAACTCCGCAGCAATATCAATCATTACATTAGCCATGATTAGCCTCTCGCTCTTGCATTAAGTTTGTCTGCTGCTTTTTTAATAGCCGCCAATACTGCTTCTCTAGCCTTGCCATTGTTTTCTTCGTAGGCGCGAAATAAAGCGCGGCCTTCCATCTTGCCATCACCCTTCATCGGTGAGGAATACTTGTCCTGCTGATTTTGCACAAAGCGACTTGATGGACTTTTGCGACCCATGGTCTCGTAGATTGCTCCAGCTGCGCTCTTATTGAATACGCGAGCAAGGGATCTAAACCCTCTACGGTTAGGCTTTGATGGTGTGGTCTTATAGCCAATGCCGGACTTTACAATTCGAGCGTTGTATGTAGGAAAGCGTGCTTGCGAATTTTCTCTAGGCAACCATCCGCTTAACACTTGTGAGTCATCTGGTAGATACCCTCTAGCAGCCTTTGTGATGGGTTTTAAGGCTGCTGCAACTTCTTTGGGTAATTCTTTAGCCAAGTCAGGGCTAAACTTGCGCAGAGCCTTACGGAGCTCAATGCCGCCCTTTACGCTTGCTGGCATCGCTGATCTCCTTTGCTTCATCCTTTAGACCTAGCAAGAGAGCATCTAGCATGGTCTTGTCTAATTCGAGTAACTGCTGTGGCGCGATCCCCAATCTAATGCTTAGCCTAGCGATTAGATAGGTGAAGGGTAGATCGCGCTTTAAGACAAAGGGTCTGAGTCCTCAACGCTAACACTCGTAAGTGTTTCAATGAAGTCAATCCCGAAAGGCTTAACAGATTCACCTGACCTGCGTGTTACTTCCCAAGCGAGCCAATAGACATGGGTCTGTTGTTCCAGATCCCTGAACGCCTTATGAAAACCCATTTTAGCGTATTGCTCGAATGCGTATTCCACCGCTGGGGTGATCTCGCCTTCTAGCACGCTTCCATCTGTACGAACTATCTTTAGTCTTGCCATGGTTTGCCCCTTTAGTAGTTTTTTAGAATGTGCCTGTTGTGGCTACTGCAACTGTTGAGTTAGCAGTAAATGTGATTGATTGTGTTCCAATATCGCCAACAGCACCATTGATGTCTGTTGTGTTATTGACTAGCAATGAGACTGTGTATAGAGGGTTAGTAGCTGAGACTGCTGTTCCCTTTTCCTGTAGGAATACACATGTAACTGTTGTTCCCCATGCTGCTTGCAATGTTGCTAGGACATTTGCTGATGCTGTGTCATTTAGGAAATCGATTGTTACTGATGATGCTTCCAAGCCCTTAACGAACTTGTGCGCTGAGTCACCCATTGCAGTAACTTCTAGCTCATCGAATGTGCGGTTTAGAGTAATTGCTGTGACATGGTCTGAAAGATCAACGGAGTTAATCTTCACACCGACTTTGTTGTTTAGAAATACAGCCATGAGATTATTCCTCGTCTTTCTTGGTAGGTGCTGGCTTTGATGGTGCTACCTGCCCGATTTTGATCAGGAAGGCTTCGTTTTCTTTTTCCCACTCGGACATTTTAGCT